GCGGGATCACCTTTACCGGGGTCATCGGATCTCCTCTTCCAGCTTCTTGATATCTGCCTCAATCTGGCCGCGAAGCTTGGCCATGTCGTTGGATTGTCCGGCGTAGTGGATCATCTGGGCATCCATATATCGGTTTAGGCCGAAGTGTTCTTCCACGCTGGTCATGCAGTTGTAGGACGGGTCAAGCTCCTGAAGATCCAGATCGCACAGGTGCGCCATGATGTTCATCCAAGTCTGCTCGGCAAAGTGATTGGGGAACAATCCGATTGGCGGCTGGGCAAAGATCCCGGCAAAGCTTTTCGTAACCACAAAGACACCCGTGTTAACGTAGAACCTTGGCTCGATCTTGTAGCCAAAAGCCTTGGCCAGTGCCGTCATTCCCGGCTTGCGGTCAAGGTAGGCACCCTCGTCAAAGGCGCAAAACTTCTCTACATCCTTGGAGATGTCAGGGCAGTCCAGCGCGACCAACACATCAGCGTCAAGGAAGGTTACGACATCGTAGCCCTTGGTCGTCATCAGGTGCGGGATGATAAGCTTGCTGTACTGCACCGGGTGCGCCAGCGGCTTCTCGATTGAGATAAAGTCCTGTTCGTGCCTGCGGCAATACTCCTCCATGCGCGGCTTGGTCAGGTTTAAGACCTCCAGCCAATCGTCCCCGAAAGCCTGCGTGACCACAACTTTCTTCATGCCACCTCGCAAAGTTGTTCGTCGGCTTCCTCCATGAGAAGCTGCTCGGCAAATTCCAGCAGTTCCGGCTCGGGGTTGGCGATGTCTGCGTCACCGTGGCAAACCGTGATGCGCGAGATTGACATATCGTAAGGCACGTCCGCCATGACGTGTTCTCGGCAGCCCTGCGGCCCGATGTCAATGCGGTGCGTCTTGTAATCGCAATCGCCCCATGCCGTGACTTCGCGGCCTCCCCAGATGAATGTTACTTTGATGTCCTCTATTTTCTTCATAGTCGTGGTACTTCCTTTTTGATTTGCGCCCAAGCAAACAAAGCGCGGACCAACGCCCTTTCGAGGTGATCCGCAGCCGTTTCGCCGTTGTTGTCCGGGCAAGGCGTTGACTTCTGCAACTGCAACATGGCCGTGGACAAGTGACGCATAGCACGACCTATATGGTAATCATGCACCGGCTTGTCAACATGAAACCATTCTCCGTAGGCGGATTTCTCCGAGCCTTTGCCCATAACGCGCCACGTTATGTCCTCGGCGGCTTTGCCAAGTTCCTCGATGGTCGGTGGTTTCATAGTTTCATCCCTGGTGGGTTGTACTTCTTTGACCACGCCCAGACCTTGAGCATGGCACTGAAGGCGATTCCGGCTTCGTGCAGTTCCTCCTCGCTCCACTGGTGTATCACCAGCGTTTCGGGATCGTTGGCCGCCAGGACCACCGAGACGCACGCAGCCTTGGGGTTATCCGAGGCGATGCGGTAGGCCCAGAGTTGGGCGCAGTCGCTATCGTAGAACGGATCGTACTTCGGATTTACCTTGCGGTTTTTGAGGTCGATGATCGCGTCACCCATTCCCTTCAGCTTGACGTAGGCATCGCATCGTCCAGCGTAACCAGCACCAACCAGTGCTTTTTCGCACCAATAGGTTCTTTCGATATTGTCTTCAGCCCACTCTCTAAACGTCTTGATATACGGCTGGAGTTCCGGGTCTTTGGAACAATCACGTCCAAGTAGGATATGCTCCATTTGTTCGTGCATTTTCGTGCCGTGTTCCGCCGCCTTGGTTGTGGATTGCTTCGAGTCTTTGACGACCCGCTTCGCATACTCTTCGAGTGTTTCACCGTCCTCCTTTGGAAGCGTGAGCGAGGACATGATGGCCTGCTCGATCTTCCATGCCGTGAGTTGCGGCTTGTCCATGATGCCCAGGACGCTTGTGACCGATGGGAGCAAACCCATCTTGCGCGCGTCCGTAACCGTGGTGTTACGCTCGTTGCCGTTCTTTCCTATGACAACGTGGGCGGACTCGCCTTGTTCCGTATACCAATGTCCCGCCTGGTCCGTTTGGACCAGACGGGATTGGCTAGGCTCTTTCTGGGTTAGGGTAAGAGCCATCTGATTAGAACGGCATCGGGTTGCCGTCTGCGTCAGTGCTGGTGGCAGCCTTGACCTGCGGTGCCGAAGACGCACCGGACAACTCCTTGCTTGCCCGGATCTTCTCCTGCAACCACTCCGGCAGTTCGCTGAACTGACCGCCCTCACCCTGCTCGATCTCGTAAAAGACCTGGCTGTTTTGGGTGGTGGCCGGAGCCTTCATCGACTTGGGCAACTTGGCGATGCCTTGGATCGCGCAGTAGTTGCGACCGGCTTGGCTGGTCTTGTGAACCAGGGTGAGCAAGCAAGCCTTGCCCAAGAGGTTCTTGAGGCTGAAGCTGGCGAGTTCTTTGCTGGTGAACGCCTGACCGCGCCAAGTCTCAAGGTGCTTCCGCAGGGTAGCACGCTCGCCAAGGCTACGGGTCAGTTCGATGGAAACGACCATCGGCTTCGTCACCTTGGTCGTCTTGCCGTTCTCCGTCACCTCGCCTTCGATCACCTGTTCGGGCAACTCGAAAGCCAAACGGAGTTTGGGGGTCCACTTGGTCTCTCCGTCCCAGGTCACTTCCTGGGTTCCGAGATCGACCAAGCTGAATAGAACGCCCACAGTCGCTCCGGCTTCGGGCAACTGACGTTCCGTGTTTTTGGATGTTTCACTGATGGTTAGGCTCATGTTATTTTACCTTTCTATATTTGGTTTGGGTTTAGTGGGGTGGAAGGCATTACAAATCCTTGGGCTACGGTCGTGGCCACGGGTGCGGTCTGGACGACATCGACAGTGAAATTTGGAGGGGCGATATGGCGAGCGATCTCGCAAAGGTCGTCGGCCTCAATGATGGCCAGCCACTTCTTCTCTCCGTTGCGGCGAAAGAACACCGCCGGGATCTTGCCCTCCGGCGCATCGCCCTTGGCCTGCGTCATCCATTGCTCCGGTTTGATCTGCTGGCAACGCTTGACCTCGCAGTGAAATGGAAAGTTCGCACAGACCACATCCCCGGAACCGCCTTCTGGATCACCGGCGTATTGTTGGGTGCGCCTGGCCTTCTGCCAGCCTTGCTCTCTTAGGTAGGAGGCAAACTCCCGCTCGCCTGCCGCGCCCTTGCGTCTTGAATTGATTGCCATGCCCCACATTGGGGGCGTGTCAAAAATGAGTCAATACTTTTTTATGTCCTCGTCAAAGCAGGCTAATAACCCAGCACCGGTCATCTTCTTGGCAACCTGTGGGTGCCTGCGTATCCATTCGGCAGCCTTCTCAATATCATCAGTATCCTTAATGGCATCCTCGAACAGCCGCCAAGCCTGCCTGGGGGTCAGAGATCGTTTATGATTCGCCATGAGGAACCTGACTTTGGGTAAAACTTCTTGGTGGTGGAGCGACATTCATGCGGCTTTAGAATCCAGAATAAATCCTCATCCATCGCCCAGCAAATAATATAATCAACCCTGGCCTTGGTGTACATCACTTTCCCCTGATGCCCGGAACTTGTCATAAAACGATAATGAAGCTTGTCGTGTTCCGGCTTGCTGGTGGTCTTGATCTGGATGCGGTGAAACTTCCCGTTGCGCTCGGCCACCAGGTCGTAGCTGGAAAAATCCTCCATCGGGGTCAGCACGCTATACCCGTTGCGGAACAGCGCACCGGCCACACGGGCCACGCCGACTGCACCTATTTGTCTGGCGGATAATTTCATGCTTGACTAGACGGCGCAGATGCTGGAGTTTTTACGCATGAAAGCAATACTATTCCTAATGGCGGTGCTGGTGATGGCCAGCCGTTGTATGGCCGGAGACATCGAAAATTTTGTTGGAGGAGTTTACGGGGAGTCTGGCGTCAAGGTTGCTCCTGATATGATCATTACGGCCGACGGCCCCATTATTGACGATGGCACGGGATTTATTACCCCTAACGGCTACTATGGGCAGAACGGCGATGTGACTTGGGGAGAGCGTGGGATTGTTACTCAGGACAAAGACCTTTTTTATGGAAGCACAACCGGCATCAGCGTCGGTGAGGCTTATTTTGATAATGAGGGCAATACCGTGTTTGTCATCGGTGATGGTATAACCATTAAGCCCTAGCCAAACGCTGCCAAAAGGTTCCGCGCCCTGTTTTCTAGTCCTGGCAAAAATTTTCTTCTTTCTGGATTTGCTTCGGCTCTGGCCTGTTCGGTGTTCAAATAAGAAACGATTGCTCTTTTTTTGACTTCCCGAAGGTTGGCGTCATTTAGGGCAGCCAAGGTTTTGGGTCCGATCACTCCATCGGGGCGGATGTCAAGGCCCATGTCGGCCAGCCCCTGCTGAATGTGTCGGGTTGCCCCAGCCAGCCCACGGTGAAAGGCTAGGTCTTGAGCAAAACCCTGCATCTCTGCTGGTAGCTGGTTCACCAGCGGTGCGGTGTAGGCTCGGATATACTTGGCGGCCGCTAGGGCGCGTTGCCCTGGAGGCAGGGCGGCAATCTCCTTGGCGGCCTGCGGGTGATAGCGGTTGTTGATCCCGGCAATTTCATAGGTTCCGCCATCATCGCCGCTGGGCAAATTATAGACCACTAGGTTGCCCTGCCGATCCGTTCTGCCCTCCCACTTAACCGTGTTTTTAAGAGCCGTTTCGATCAACGGGTCTTGGGTGGAGGAGGAGTCGATGCCACGCATAGGCGAGGAGGGTAGTGCATCCAGCTTGTCCTTGGCTTCCCGCTTAAGCAGGTCGAGAGAGGCATCGGGCGTCATGGTGGGCTGGCCGGGTTCGTAACCTGCGCTGGCTGGGTCAGCCGGAGTGGCCATCCCGCCGGGGAAGTCGATCATCTTTCGCCGTGGCCTGCCAGCCACGGGCGGTTCCCCGACAGGCTGGGGCAGGGGGATGTCGGGTTGGATTTCGTCTTCAATGGCATCGTCTCTCATGCGGTTCTCCAGTTGTGCGTACATGGCCTCGCGCATCTGCGGGGTCAGCACGTCTCGGCTAGGGTTGGTGCGGAAAATGGCCATTAACGCTCCCTGATTCTCAGCTCCCGCGCAATGGCCTCGCGCTTGCGAAGCTCATCGGGCTTGAGCGTTTCCTTCATGGTCTGGCGCAGATCCCTGGAAATCTGGTAGTCGGTGTACTTGTTCTTGCTGATGGCAATGGCGTTGTCCTCGGAGATGCCCCCGGCCCGCATGGCCGAGATGGCCTCGGAACGGGTCAGCCCAAGCGTCATGGAGGCGTGGTAGTCCTTGTTGGCCTCGTCGAACAGCTTGCGACGCTGGCGTTGCATGGCGCCAAAGGCGCTTTGAATGCTGGCCGAGTCCTTGCGGCCGACTGAGCCGTACTGCTCGGTAAAGATTCTGCTGATGTCCGACATCCTAGTGTTAAATCTGGATGCCTTGCCTTCCAACGCTTTTGAATAATTGATGGAGGACGGCCTAACGCCGAGCAGAGCCACCGCCTCCTGCCCCGCGTCGTACACTCTGCCGTAGCCCGACAGAAGGGGATCGGTCTGGCCGGTGAACCCATAGTAGTTTCTGCGGATCTGGCTGGCCGTGGCTGGCTCAAGCTGGCGGATAAAGTAGCTGACCGTGTCGAGGAACTGGTCTCCGGGCGGGTCTTCGGGATTTCTGAACCGCCTGCCAGATGGCGTTTGCCCGAATATCGTGCTGGCCACCGCCGCCGTCAGGATGCCGGGGCTGGCGTAGGATTCGATAAACTCTGCGCCCGCGTTGAGTAAAGATTCCTCAAAATTGTCCCCGCTCATCGCCGCCCGGAGAGGCTGGTGCAGAATCTCCCAGGGGCTTGTGTAGGAAACGTCGATGTAGCTGATCTGTTCGCCGTCCGCGCCAATCGGCATCAGCTCGGAGTTTTTCTGGAAAGGAGCCACAAAGCGGCGTAGCGCATCCATCTTGTCGTTGGAGATGTCGTGCGCCATCTGGCCGAGCTTGCCTATGGCGTAGCTGAAGCCAGAAATCGTGGCCAACCCAAGCAAGGCTCGTTTCCATCCGTAGTATTCCATCCCAGGCGTGCGGATCTGGTCGTAGGAAATCTTGGCCATGTTGAACATCCCGCGCACAATCTCCGACGGCCAAGAGATGAAGTTTCCAAAGAAGGGCTGTTGCCGCCACTTCTTGATGAGGGGCGGCACGCGGGAGTAGGTGGGGCGGGTGTTCTTGACGATCTCGGCCGCCAATGGTTCAGCCTCCTCGCGGGTGATTTTTCTGCCGTCCATGAGCTGTTTGATTTCATGCTCCCAGGCCACCAACTTGAAAAAGTTGTCATTGGCCTTGTAGGTGTTTTCGGCTCCACGGATGGGAGCCATAGCGTAGCGCTTCAGCCCCTTCTCAAGAATCTGCGTGGCAAACTCCATGCCCTCGCCATTGAAGCCTTGGGCGTCCCTGACAATGTCGCGCAGCTCGTTGAACGCCGTGTTGTCGTAAATTCCGTAACGGATGGCCTTTTTGAGATACTGGCGGTATTCCGGCCTTTGTGCCGCCGGAACCCCCCAATCCGCCCAAATGGATCTTACCGACCTGGCCACCGCTCCGATGTTGGACGCAGTCGGAATAAAGAATGGGTTGCCGTTGGCAATCTCAATGGCGATGTTGGCAATCGGGTTGCGGAACTGCGCTTGCACGCTGAGAACCGTCTTGCCCCGCTTGACCCAGGAATTAATGTAGGCGTACACCTTGGCGGGTAAGCTAAAGTTGCTGGCGGCGTCCACGTCCTTAAGCGCATTGACCAATGGGGTACTGCCGAAAAGCCCGTTGAGGGGAGCCAGTGTTGAAGAACCCTCGGCAGCAATCGGGGTGATGGCATCGCCAGTAGGTTTTTCAAATAGGTACTTGCCAAGCCCATCAGCCCGGATGGAGTTAAGCATCCTCTGGGTCTGAAGCAATTCGATCATCTTGCTTGTCGAGATGACGTAGTTGGCAATCGGGTCGGTTGTCTCGCCCATCAGATAGCGGCGGTACCACGGGATGTCCTTTCTTTGCCTGGTGATGCCAAGATCCTTGCCCAGCCCCGTGACTTGCTGGCTTGGCGTTGACGGCTCCTTGTCAAACATGGAGATGCGCTCCAGCTCTGCGGAAATCTCCTGCTCGGTGATGTCCGGCCTGTCCCGCTTTAGCTCATCGCGCAGCAAGGCTTCGGCCTTGGCGTACTTGGCGGGATCACGCTTCTGCAACTCCGTGCGGCTGAACCGTGGGTTGTAATTTCGCTCATAGGTGCGTGTCAAGTACTCGCCACGGTTCTCCCGCACCCGTTGGGCAGGGCTGGGGCCAACCACATCATAGCCGCCAGCCGCATTTCTTTTGACCGGCAACTCCTCGCTGAAAACGCCCGAAGCCAATAGCCCGTCGGAAAGGTTGTCCAACTGGCGGCGCATCTGCACGACCACGTCAGCCACGTTTTCTGGAAGAGTTGTCGGCTCGGCTTGGCCACGGATGACGGCGTTGACATCCCCCATCAGCTTGGCTTCTGCCGCCTTGCGCTCCTTGGGTGCCACACCAGCCAATGCCTTCTTAATCTCGCCCGTGACATCGCGGGTGGTGAACTGCACCTGCTTAAGCATGGCTTGGGTTTGGGAGCTGCGCCCCTCGACAATGTCAAAAAGCGACTTGGGCAGGTCGCCCGTGGAAGTAAGGAAAGTCTTGAAAGCCCTGCCCGGTGCCGTCACCACGTCGGAAGCCACCATACCAGCCTCACCCTTCTTGCCGAAGGGGCGGGGGATAGAGGATTTGCCAGAAGAAA